AATACTATACCAGCCTCGGTGACGTGTTATTTATATCCTAGGAACCCTAATAATTGCACTCATAAGGACCTAAGAACCTTCATATTGACACTTTTAGTCCCTCTAACTTTTATAATATACAAAAAATCCCCCACTTACTCATACGACGTCGTTTTTATAATACTTTATTTATTTTTTTCCCTTTTCTTTATTCAAGTTAATTTTATTTATTTGGGCCTGCATCAAAGACATTGCCCCTGCGGGCCGGGGTTTTCTCAATTGAATTGTATTATTGGGCTTGTATGTTTATTTTTTTTTCATTTCATTCCTTCTTTTTTTAAAGAAGCAAAATTAACGTATTTATACTCGTATTTAGTCCAAATACTCGTCGCATTTTATTTCACCAAGATGATGCTTAAGACAAACACCACAAGGAATACAAGGGATTACATGGACTCTATCACTACTAATCTTCTCAAAATCAGGGAGAAAATTAGACATAACTAAAACATGAATACAATTAACTAAAGGGGCCATTAAAGGCTCATACTTATTACTAACTATTAACCTATCCTTAAACATCTCTATTAAACTGTATTGAAGATAATCCTTCTTATCACGAGGGATATCAAATACAATATTATTTCCTAAGCATCCTATATACTGATAACTAACATTATCAGCAGATCCTCCACGTGTATAAAACCAGGACCCACTTCTGTACAGATCTCTGGCAAAGGTTGATTTTCCTTCCCCACCAGTGGGACCATAAACCCAGAAGATAGTGCGGTCATCTGGGGCCCTGTCGAGGAGCGTCTTCAGGCGCAGTTGCCAAGATTTCAAATTTGAAATTTGAATTTCAGCTACAGTACCCTGGAATTCTTCCTCCGCAAGCTTAGCCTTGACTCGTCGGAAAACGGACGGATTTTCTTCAGCCATTCTCACCGGACTTCGAATTACACTTTCCCTTTGCCGGCGTTTATGAGAACCACTAGGGCAATAATCCCCAAATTCAAAGGGACCGGAAACCCTAGTTTCCTCTTTCATACAATAGTCGCAAGCTTCGTCTGTCTTACGAGCTCGCTGTTTCTCAAGATGGGGATTCAGATCCCCAAATATAGCCTTCACCTGGTTCAGAGTCCTCTTACCCTTCAATTGGAGATACCCCTGCAGGTGGCGACGTCGAGTCGTGGGAGACTCTTCCTCTTGCCAGCAGGCGTAACTAACGTGAGTGTTCTCAAACACGGGAACGAGGTCGGGAGCAGAGGAGGAAGCGAAGAAGAGGGTGAAACACCAGAAGACAGAGGTAATTGAAGGCATTTCTGTGAAGAAGAGAGAGAGCACGCGGAAAGCACGAGGGTTCCAAGGAGCGGGTGCCGAGGCTGGGT